GTTGCTTGAAGATGAACATCATCATCATCTGCGCCAGTATTTCGGTTGCCATGTTGATGAACGACTCACCGATATTTTTGAACACACCCGCAAGTGCCTCTTCTGTGGATTGCGCGCCGCTGATAATGCTTTGGAACGCGCTACCGAATGCACCGCTGATTGCTTGCGCTCCTGTTGTTGCAGCGTTGATTGGGTCGGTCAGCTCTTTTAGCCTGTTACGCATTTCGTCGTACTTTTGCGTTGCCTTATCGGCTGACAGCAAAGAAATGTCAGTCCTAAAGCCGTCACCGCCACCTTGACCAAAGGCGCGGGCTCCTAGTCCTTCAGTCTTGCTGAAGTCCAATCCTGCGATACGCTCAAACGCGCTCAAGCCATCCTTGATGATTTCAAGGTCCAGCTCGCGGTTCTCCCGTCTTTTTATATCTTCAATAAGCAGTTGAGCCGCATTGCGCTGTTCTAAATTTTTTAGCGCTAAGACCTTTTTTTGGTTGTCTTGATATTCAAAAACAATTTGCAGCCGTTTCTTTTCTATTTCAGATGTTGTGCTAAGCAGCATTATCTGCCGAGAGAACTCAACTGATAGCTGCCTGCCTTCATCCAGTGAGCGCTTGAGTTCTTCCGCTAATTTTTCTGCGTCGCTCTTGCCCTTGGTGGCTCCGCCGCCTTTGGCGCCACCTGTCGCTGCAGCAAGTGGCGGAACGGTGAACAATTTATTTGTTTGCTGCGTGCCTGTTTGCAGTCTTTTTTGCGCCGCGATATTCTCATTGATTTTTTGCAGGATCACACCTTGCAACTGAACAGCTCTATTGGCGTTTGGGTCACTTGGTCCAACGCTTTGCAGCAGTCTCTGGTATTGCTGCAACGCTTGCAGATTTTGGTTGATGCCTGTTTTGTTTTTCTGTGAACCAACTTGGCTAATACCTTTAGCGATATTATCAACCGCTTGCGACGTGGCGCCAATGTTTAGAAATTGCCGAGCGCCTGCAACATTGCGAGTGAGACCACCACCCCTGCCTGCTGCCAGCGCAGCGTTGATAGCATCAACGACCGCAATTGCTTGATTGAAAATTGCCTTAAGCGCTGGCGTCAGCACTTGGCCGATCCGCCTAGCTATTGCATCAACGCCATCCTGCAGCGTTGACAATTTGCCACTCAGAGTATCGCTTTGCGCAATAGCACCATTGGCGTACTTGCCGCCGGCACTAGTCAGCCGTTGTAGTGCTACCTCAACAGCCTTAGCACTGATCTGACCTTTGCTGAGTGCCTTTTGGAACTCCTCGCCGGTCATGCCGTACATCTTGCGCAGCTCTTCCTGCAGCGCGATGCCACGCTCTTGGAACTGCAGCAGCTCTTCACCCTGCAGCCGACCTTTGGCTTGCACTTGGCCGTAGGCCGTAACCAAGCCTTGCAGCTCTGCACCAGTGGCGCCAGATGCATCAGCCAGTCGGCGGGTTGTCTCTACGACGTTGTTAGCCTCAACACCAAATGCCTGCAGCCGTTTTGCTGCATCAATCAGCTCAGTGCTGGTGAATGGTGTAACAGCGCCAAGCTGCTGCAGTTCTTCAATGATTTGCTTTGCTTTTTGCGCGCTGCCAGTCAGTACCTGCAAACTGCGAGTTTGGCTTTCAATCTCTGCCGTCTTAGCAAAAACAAACCTTGCCGTTTGAATGCCGCCAAATGCAGCAGCTAGCTTACCAACCGCTGCACCAAGCCCGCTAAATGCACGTTCAGTTGCTTGCGCTTGATTCTGTACGTCACGCAGCTTGCCAACAGCGCCGCGACTGTCAACGTTAATGGCAACGTTTGCTACGACAGACACGGCTTATCGACGGCGTTGCTTCATTCTACGTTCTTGCTCCTCGTTGAGCACATCAAAATAAGCCGACCACAGAAGTAGCTCTTCCATGGTCAGCTCAGATTTAAGCCGCGTAAGGGTGTAGCCAAGCTCTTTGGCCACACCCAGTTGCAGCATCAGCAGGTTGTCACGCTTTAGCTCTGCCTTTAGCGCTTTTCATGTCCACCTGTTCGGTGTCCTCCGGGCTGGTGATGATTGCAAGCATCATGGCTTGCAGGTCACTGTCCAGCACTTCGTTCTTCAGCTCAGCAATTTCGCCAGCTTGAAACAGCCGCTGCCCTGCGTCGTCCACTGCTTTGGTAATCAGCAGGTTCAACGCAAAGCCATTGGCATCATCACCGCCAGGCATCTTCTGCGCCCGTTCACGCTCTGCCATGGTCAGTGGCGTTGCGTAAAAGTCAAACACGCTACCGTCGTTAAGGGTAACGGTGCGCTTGGTGGGCGTCAGATTGGCTGCTTTTTTCAGCCGGTCAAGTGCGTTAGGCATTAGGCGCTCGTGCTGAAGTCAAAGGACGGAGTACCGGTCGGGCGGAAGGTGATTTCCACCTGCTGCGCATCATCCGGGTTGATGTTGAGGCTAGCAGTCAGCAGCACTGCGTCCATGCTGATGCTGCGGCTCAGCGCTTCAGTACCAGCTTTGTCGGTGTAGAGCTTGAAAGCGCAACCGACCTGCTGACGCTGCAGCACATCTTCAACCATGCGGTTGGACAGTGCGGCGTCCTCGTTGGTCACATAAACAGTAGCGCTGCCGCTGCCATCTGCAAAGCCTGGAATGTAAGCGCGGAACGGCGCATACTGACCAGCGGTTTGGCCGATGGTGGTCACGTCGATTTCAGCGCGGCTGATTTCAAATGACCAAGACTGCACCTGCCCAACAGCGGCGTAATCGGCGTAGTACACCTCAAACTCGTTGGGTGCAACGGCGGTGCCGTCGTCGGTGATTGCCAGAATGGTGCCACCAGCAGCGGTTGAAACTGTCAGGGCGCCGGTTGAAGCGGTATAGCTGAGAACGTAGTAGGTGGTGGCGTCCGAAATTGGAGCGGGCAGGGTTCCAGTGCCAGAGCCACCGGTCTGACTATTGACCACACGGAACTTAACGGGGTCGCCGGCCTTGAGATTCAGATAAGTCTGAATCGTGATGGTATCAGTACCAGCGTTAACGTTGGCCTCACCAAAGGTGCCAGTTGTGCCAGCGGGTTTGTAATAAAGGGCGCCGGACGTACCGGACAAGACAGTAACAGCCATGTTGTGAACGGTAGTTGGCTGGCGTCAGTCTACATACGCTTCAAACGTTATGGTTATTTGCGTCTGGTAATACGGCTCAGGCGATGCTGGCGTTACCTGCGCAGGACCTGACGCTGCGTCAAAGATGACGCCAGACACCGTGCGTCGATCAAACAAGTCCTTCACGCGCTCGGCAATGGTGAAGTTAGCGCCAGCGCCAAGCCCGACCGGTGTGAACACGTTCACGACCAGCGTACCGTTCTGCCGGTTGAAACCAACGCCACCAGTAGGCAGCAGCGTTGCATAAGCGTTGTCGCCAAAACGGATGAACGCCTGCAGCCATGGTGTGTTGTTGGGCGGGCTGAACGGGACGTTCTGATAGCTGACCGGATATACAGGGTTGAGCGCCATCTCGGTGGCGATGCGGCCTTCAATGGCAGCGCGAACGTCGTTGTAGGTGCTGCTCATGATTCCCTGCCGATGCGGTCTGCGTTTGTACGTACAAAGCCTTGGATGTCTTTGGCGATGCCTTGGACCCAGCCTGCTTGGCCACCAGGGGCATTGGTAGTCTGTTTGGACCATCCAGTGGCAAGCCGTTCTGCATAGGGCAGATTATTATGCACGCTATAGACGTTACCCATGCGCTCTTGACCATGTTCATAGCCAATGCTAATTCTGCGCTCAAGCGATGGGTCTCTTGGGGGCTTAGTTGATTCTCGCCATGCTCCGGTTGCTGGCTGTTGTTCAGCGCCGTCATAGTTGCCAGCAGTATTTTCACCAGTTGCCCAACTAGCGCGGAATCTACCAGTGTCAACTGGGCTGGCCATTTTCAACCGCAATTCTGTTTCTCACACTGCAGAACGCAGCAGCTTTTCATACTGCTGGCTGGCATAGTCGCCAATATCACCAATGCGTATGGTGCGTGCCATCAGTCTCTCAGGATTAGTTCATAGGTGATAGCCGTATT